TGTTAATGTTAGCATCAATGCACAAGCAATGAATTACCTAACAAACATTACAGAACAAATTGCAACCTATGTTTCTGGAACTACCGTAAGCATATCAGCATTTGCTGCAATTAATCCAGTTACGACTACAGTTGCTAGCAAAAATGAATTTGATGTATTTATTAACGGTCAATATATTGATAAAATAGTATATACGTGGACACCTAGCGACGTTGCCGCACAAACAATCATATTCAATACTGCAACGTTAGGATATACATTAACTGCACAAGATGTTGTTGTAGTTAAAGGGAGGTGGGCTTAATGGCACGGCAGTTTAGACCCGGGCAATTACAAACCGGTTCGTTGTATAATATATCTTCAAGTTATGCAGTGACAGCTTCATTTGCACTTAACGGCGGCGGCGGATCGTTGTTTCCGTTTTCAGGTAGTGCTGTAATTACAGGCTCTTTAGAAATTAAAAGTGATGTTAATGATATATTTTTAATTAAAAACTTTAATAATCAACCCGTATTAACAGTATCACAAAGTGGCACTATAGTAGTAGCAACACAAAGTTTAGATCCTGCAGGAACAGCACCTAATGGTGCATTATATTTTACATCTGCATCTTTTTTTGTAGGTTTAGATTGATGCTTATATTTATATAAAATAGGAACATAAAACATGGCAACTTGGAAAAAAGTAGTAGTATCGGGAAGTAATATTTCCCAATTAAATAATGATGCTGGATATTTAACATCAGTAACTGCACAAAATTCATTTGTTACGATGTCCATTAACGGTACGAATGTATTAGCAGATAGTGCAGTAGATACATTAACATTTGCATCTGCATCTGGCGCCGGATTAGATATTTCAGGAAATGCCGGTTCAGATACAATTACATTTACATTAGGTAGCATTCCAAATGGTAGTTTAGCAAATTCATCTATAACAATTGCAGGTAATGCAACATCATTAGGTGGTAGCGTAACTCAAACACAAATATTAGCAGGTAGTACAGTAGTATCTGCATCAGTGTTATCTAGCCCAGGACAGGGTCAGGCTTTATTAACAACAAATGGCGTAGCTGGGTCGACAATCGATTTAGGATTAGAAACAACAGATTCACCGTCGTTTGTTGGATTAACATTGACAGGCGATTTGGTTGTATTAGGTACTGCATCATTTCAAAACACTGCAAACTTGCTTGTTGCAGATCGGTTTGTATTGTTTGCATCTGGATCTAATACTGCAGGAGATGGTGGTATTGTTGTACAACAAGGTACTCAAAATATTGGTGAATTGTATGGATATGATTCTGGTACTACGCGATGGGGATTTACTTCATCATTCGATGCCACGGGCAATTCATTTGTACCGTCGGTATATGCAGGAGCAGTAGAAACAAGCACAGCTGCACCATCTCCAGCACCAATATACGGTGGCTCAGGCAATGGCCATGGTACAATTCATGTTGATACATTGAGTGGAGATATTTACATTTATTCTTAAAAAAGTTATGAGCATAATTGACAAATTAAAATCAAAAGCAGAAACACAAACAGCATCACAATTAACAAAACAAGAAATTGAATTTTTGTTGATGCTGCTTAAAGATGTGTCTATTCGTGGAGAACAAGTAGAAACATTCTACAATATCATATTGAAATTGCAAGAACAATATCTAAAACAATGATATTTATTATAAATGTTGTAGGCCGCAAGGAAGTGGGCACACGCACGGCATAAGTGTCTGTAACCAACCACAACACAAAAGGAAAATGATATGCCATCATGGAAAAAGATCATAACGTCTGGCTCTGATGCCACGTTAAATTCATTGTATGCTCCAAGCATAACTGGAAGTTTATTAGGTACTGCTTCATACGCAACACAAGCATTATCTGCTTCGTATGCTCCAAGTACACCTGCATTTCCATACACCGGAAGTGCAGAGATTACAGGTTCATTAGGAGTAACTGGATCATTCAGTGTGTTAGACAGTATCGATGGTACCAATAAAATATTGATTGGATCTGGTCCTATACCAGGCAGCACGGAAGATTCTGTGAATTGGGATAGCAGAACATTGTTTGATTCCAATGGAAATTTTTCGGTGCGTTGGGACGTTTTACGAAGCATGTATGATGCAAATGCATCACAATCTGTTGATTGGAATAATCGATTGCTTAAGTTTGATAATGGTCCAGGCGATTTTACAGTCAATTGGAATGCAGGACTATTGCGAGACACTGGTTCTAGTCTTTCTGTTAATTGGCAAGACCGAATTGCGATTGATACTAGCGCTAAAACCTCAATCGATTGGCAGAATCGATGGACTGTCGATTCTACTGGAATTAGAACTTCTATAGATTGGGGTACCCGACAACTTAAAAACAGTAGTGAATACCCAGTACTTAATTGGCAATCAGGTGTAATTATAGAATCTGGGTCATTCATTGTACGAGGAGATTTAATTCCAGGTTCTCCACCATTTATTCCCGACATGGGTCCATATGATGCTATCAAAGTAGATGATATAAATTATGAACGCAAATTATATGGATCACCATTCCAGGGTGCTAGCGCTAGTATAGATTTCGGAAATAGAGGATTATTAGACATAACTGGTGTAACTGCATTGGATTGGAACGGTTTTTCGGGAACATATGAAACATTTTTGTACAATCAACAATACGTTGGGGAAGCTACACGAGTCAATTTGTTTGCAAACAACAATAATGCTGGACAAATTCTAGGGGAGTCGTATTTTGATGCAAATGTTGTTGATAATGATTTGGTTTATTTAAACACAGACGGTCAATGGTATCAAGTAGATCAGACTACAGACTCTTCAACAAAAATGCTAGGAATAGCTAAAAACATATTTTCACAAACTGGTTCTGTTATAATAGAAGGTGATGTAGTAGTTTCTGTTGGATCACCGTATCCTATAGTCGATAATGCAGATTATGGCCTTCCAATATATATCAAGTCAGGTTCTGGAACCACAATGGACACAACCGTACCTGCATCAGGATATGTTAGAATTGTAGGACACTGCTATTGGAATAATGGTGGTGGAGGAGGAGATGAATGGATAATGAAATTTAGACCATCCAATGAATGGATTGAATTATAAGGATGTAATATGGTTACAACAATAAACGGTGCAGCATTTGGATCTATAACATATATTGATGGCATATCCATCAATAATATATTGAGTTATATGGGAACAACCATTACCCCTCCATTACCAGATTATCTATACGTTTGCGGCGGTTTTACGACGTACGAACACCGCTAACTACTCGAGAAGACTTTGTAGTAAACGGAGACCTTTTGTCAGTAGACGGCATTTCTATTAATATGAGTAAAACCGAAATGCTTGGATAATTGATATAAATTCTTTATAATATCAAGAAAAGGTTATTATGACTCGAAAATTAGATAAAGAACATGTAGATGAAATTACGCAGCTTCGCGATGCATTTGCAAAAAATTCACAAACATTAGGTAATATTTATCTTGAAGAACATGCACTAAAACAACGATTTGATTTGTTAGAGGCAGAACGTGCAAAATACATACAAACGTTTAGCGACTTGCAAAAACAAGAACAAGCACTTTTAGAAAAGATGCGAGAACGTTACGGCGATGGCGAAATAAATATTGCTCAAGGAACATTTACTCCAACTGCCTAAGGTTTGGCAAATGATGTTTATATTTATAAGAAAATCATAGGAGTTTAAATGGCAGAAAGAATAGTATCACCTGGGGTATTTACAAAAGAGATTGATCAATCGTTTTTACCAGGTGCAATTGCACAAATAGGTGCCGCTGTGATAGGACCAACAGTAAAAGGCCCTGCACTAGTCCCTACGCAAATTTCATCAATGAACGACTTTACGGCAATATTTGGAAGTTTTACTCCAAATTCATATGTGCCACACGTTGTTGATGATTATTTAAGTAAAGGTGGAAATGTAATTACAGTAACACGTTTATTATATGAAGATGGATATAAGTTAACAAATGGAGCATTAGCAATTTGTGCTGAGTCTGCATCTGTAAAATATGCAACACATATATTACATCCAACACGTCCCGTTACAACCGACGGAGCAACCAATGTATTTCAAACATCAATATTAAATGCTGATACTAACGGCAGATTTGCATTAACACTATCTGGTTCATATGCATATGGTGCCGATTCGGCTATTGGATTTTCTGGAGCATTTGCAAAAACTGCAAACATTTCAGCATCGATTGTAACATCGGCAAATGATTACATTACAACCGTTTTTGGAAAATCACCAAATTCAAATCAATATCCAGTATATGTTCAGTATGAAAACAAAACAGTAACATCATTATTTGCAGATATTACTAAAGTTACAATGTCAATGCAAATCATTAGTAATCATGAATATTTGCAAGATTATAACATTGCATCAACTCCATGGATTACTTCACAAAAAGCCGGATCCGTAACCAACGATTTGTTTAGATTCCATACATTGTCTCATGGAACATCTGTAAATTATGAAATTAAGGTTGGTATTCGCGATATACGAACTTCTACAGAAACTGGTGATCCCGATGGCTATGGTTCATTTACGGTAGAATTGCGACGAGTAAATCAAACACAACTTGCTGCATTAGGTTCTCCATATTCTTCTAATGACACTGACAGTTTACGTGATGTTGTAGAAATATTTCAAAACTGTAATTTGAATCCAGCATCTCCAAATTATATTGTAAAGAAAATTGGTGATCGTTATCAAAGTATTAACAATGCAAATGAATTGGTAATAACAGGTGATTATCCTAACTTATCAAAATTTGTACGGGTAGAAGTTGATAAAGGTGTTTCAAATAAAACATATTCAAAAACATATGTACCATTCGGATTCCGTGCATTGAATTCACCAATTGCAACATTATCTGGAAGCTTCTTGTTTCCATCAGCATCATATCAAACTACGCAAACTGCATTAACAACATGTTTCGGATTTAATTTTGATTTTAGCGCAGCAAATCCAGATAATATTAATTATTTAGCACCAATTCCAACATCTGGTTCTAATACAGGTAGCAATGCAGACTTTTATTTAGGAAATGTTGCACAAGCTACGATAGCTGCTTTTCCTCCGGGACTTGCAAGTGCATATTATACCGGATCAATTGAGGCAGCATTAGTATCAGGATCAATTGCTAGCAATGTTAAATTAGATACAAGAAATTTTGTTGTACCATTCCAAGGCGGATTTGATGGAGCAAAACCAAATCAGAAAAAATATTCAGGAGAATACATTACTGCTACAAACAGTTTTGGATTTGATTGTTCAACTTCAACCAGTACTGGTACAGTTGCATACAACAAAGCATTCTCTTTGCTAAGTAATACAGACTACTATGATATGAACATGTTAGTTACACCAGGAATCATTGACAGTTTGCATTCCAATGTAACATCAGCTGCAAGAACATTGGCAAGTAATCGACAAGACACTTTTTATATTATGGATTCAAATGCAATAACAGATAATATAGCAACAGTTGTTAATCAAGTAACTGGTTTAGATAGCAATTATACTGCAACATATTGGCCATGGTTAGGCGTTTCTAAAAATTACGAAGGGGGAGATTGGTATGTACCACCTTCAGTAAGAATTGCAGGAGTATTAGCACAAAATGATAGAACTGCGGCTCCATGGTATGCACCGGCTGGTTTAACTAGGGGCGGATTAATTGGCGTAAACAATACATATAAGCAATTGACTCAAGCAGATCGCGATACATTGTATGCAGCACGAGTTAATCCGATTGCAAACTTCTCAGTGCAAGGAAAAGTGGTATTTGGTCAAAAGACATTGCAAGCTCGTCCAAGTGCATTAGATCGAATCAATGTTCGTCGTTTGCTAATCGAACTTAAAAAGTTTATTGCATCTTCAACTAGATTTTTGGTATTTGAACAAAACACCACAGCTACAAGAAGCAGATTCTTAAACATTGTGAATCCGTATATGGAAGGAGTAAAAGCTCGTCAAGGATTATATGCATTCCGAGTTATTATGGATCAAACAAATAATACCCCGGATTTAATTGATCAAAATATCCTTTACGGACAAATCTTTTTGCAACCAACTCGTACGGCTGAATTTATTGTGTTGGATTTTAATATTCAAGCAACAGGTGCAGCTTTCCCGGGAGGAGCATAATCGTTAAATAAAAATTTAGAAAGGTAGGACTTTAGTTCTACCTTTTTTTATGTTGCTGATATTTATAATAAATAAAAGGACCAAAAATGGCATTAGGAGATTATTTAAACGGACAATTAGACAATTACGAAGGTGCTGATTTATTTAACTTGGCATATAATTGGGAACCAAAACGGCAACATCAATTTATATTGGTAGTTGATGATATTCCATCGCACCTAGTTAAAGCATCTGGAAAACCGACTATTACAAACGGCGAAGTTGCATTGGACATGATTAACGTTAAACGTTACGTAAAAGGCAAATCAGAATGGAGTACCATTACAATGACATTGTATGATGCAATTGTTCCATCTGCAGCACAATCAGTAATGGAATGGGTTCGTTTGCATCATGAATCTAAAACGGGACGTAATGGTTATTCTACATTTTATAAAAAAGAAATTAAACTTCATCAACTTTCACCATTAGGTGAGATTATTGAAGAATGGGTATTAAGTGGAGCATTCATCACGGATGCAGCGTTTGGAACATTTGATTGGACATCAGATGCAGTTCAAGAAATTGAATTGACTATCCGATATGATTATGCGTTCTTGAACTTCTAATAAAAAAACAACACGGGGGCGAAAGCCCCCTTTAATTAAGTTATAAAGGAAATAATGAGTAAAGTGACAACACGTTTAGCAAATCAAGACATCGTAAATATTGCTCGTCAGCAATATGAAAATCAACAAAAAAGCAAATTACCTAGCATCGTAATCAATCTACCAAGTAAAGGATTGATTTATCCTAAATCTAGTTTGTTGCGAGAAGGCAAAGTAGAAATACGTTATATGACTGCATATGATGAGGATATTTTAACCAATTCGAGTTATTTGCAATCTGGAATCTTGTTTGATAAACTTATTGATGCAATCTTATTAACGCCTATCAAATCAAAAGATTTATCACCGCAAGATCGAGATGCATTGATTGTTTATTCTAGAATTGCATCATACGGATCAGAATATCCCGTAACAGTACAAGATCCAGAATCTAAAAAAGATTTAAGTCGCATTGTTGATTTAAATAAAATTGGTCATAAACCATTTACGTTAGAATCTGATGATGCCGGAGAATTTACATACCAAGTAAATGATACTACTAGCATAAAATTTAGATATACAACAACATTTAAAGACGAAGAATTTACAGTATCGGGTTTAATGAAAAACATGATATGTGAAGTAAATGGTTCTCGCAAAGAAACTGATATTGAAAACTTTTTGCGATACGAATTCCTTGCTCGAGATGCTAAAGAATTTCGTTTATTTTATGCAGATAATGCACCTGGTTTAAATTATGATTATGAATTTGAAGGTGAAGATGGGAGCACCTTCACTGCGCGATTTCAAGTTGGACCAGACTTTTTTTGGTTTTAAACCAGTTGATCGAATAAAACTTCATGAAAATCTATTCAATTTAATTTGGCACGGTGCTGGGCGATGGGATTGGGATACTGTATACAATATGCCAATATTTCTTCGAAGATTTTATATAAGCAAAGTCAACAAGATTATTGAAGATCAAACTAAAGCTATCGAAGAACAAAAAAGAAAAATGCGCACAAAAACTAGCAAAGTTCCGACATCTTCCAAAACCTAAAATCTAGATATTTATATTAAAAGATTATATCATGCCCGGATTCATTGATAGTTTAAGTAACATGTTAGGTACCGCTGCACATGCTGCAATAGCAACCGGGAAATATTCAGCAGCAAACGCCAAAATGGCCGCTCAAATGGCCGATGCATTTGTACAAGTAAATCAGTTAAATCGCGGATTTGATGATTATATTGGCAAACAGGAAGCTTTGATTGGCGCATACGCTAAATTAAATAATTCAACATTAGTATTAGAAAAGCGAAATAAAGATCTACAAGAAGGGTTTAGATTAACGAGTACTCAAACTGCTAAATTAGCACAGTCAATTCTTAGTTTTCAAGACGGCCTAGGTGCAACTAGCAAACAAATGGCTACGTATGCAGTTAATATTAAAAAGATGCTTCCATTGTATACGCAATATGGTAAAGAAAATGATCGTCAATATAAAGGAATGTTACGTATTCAAGATATGCTAACTACAAACATGGGATTAACTGCACAGTCCGCTGAAGCATTTACATTATATACATCCAAAATGGGAGAAAATGCAGATAAATATCTTTATTTAGGAGAGGAAATTCAAAACGTACTTAAAGCTAATGCCGATGCAGTAGCTGGCGCAAATAAAGATGCATTTGATACTGTAGATTATATGCAACAAGTTATCGAAGGTATTGCAAGTGCAGGATCGGAAGTTCAATTACAATATGGAAAATTACCAGGCAATTTAGAACTTGCTACATTAAAAGCAACTGCATTAGGATTTAGTTTAGATGATTTAGCTGGAGCTGGAGAACAACTTTTAAACATTGAATCTAGTATAGGCGATGAATTAGAATATCAATTATTATCTGGACGCAGATTGGTAGATCAACAATCAGGCGAAAGTTTGACTAACATGTATCGTCAAGCAACATTGATGGGCGATATGTCTAAACAAGCTGATACATTAAACACCATTTTAGAACAAGAAGGCGATACTTTAGAAAACAATTTGTTTGCTCGTCAACAAATGTCCAAATTATTAGGAATCGACGAAGCACAATTAAGTAAAGCTCTTCAAAAGAAAAAATTATTAGAATCTGATTCAAATCTCAAAGTTTTAATGAATTTAGATGGCACGGCCTTTTCAGATGCAGTCGAAAACATGAAAAAACAAGGAGAAATATCAGATGAACAATATAAACAATTAAAAAAATCAACTGATACTCGCGGAACAGAAGATATTTTAAAACAACAATTGGTATTACAATTTGAGCAAACTGCTGTAATGAAAGCTATGTTAACAACAGAACAAGCTGCATTAGTTGAAGCAAACAAACAAGCCATATTAGATGATAAAAATATGGAAAAGTTTCAAGCTGCATTAATTGATTTTGCTTCATTGGAAGCTGCAGCTCCTGCATTTGTCGGACGAGGTGCAGTTGCAGAAGTAGTCGCTACGGGGAAGAAAGGAGCAGAAACTTTAAGTTTAGATAGCACAAGTCTTGCAACATCTGATGATATGAAGGCTATTGATGCCGAAATAAAGCAGGACGTTATGATACCACCCGGCAGTTCGGCTCCAATTATTTCAGCTCCAGCAGGAACATTCGTTTTAGATCCACAGGATACAATATTAGCTGGTACTGATCCATCATTACAAAATCCAACTACCGTAAATGATACAAACAACAATACAGCAAACGGAGACAATTTATCTGCAGTAATGATGCAAGTAGGACGCATGATTGTTGCAGCAATCAACAGTAAAGGCTCCGGAACTACCGTAACTAATATAAACAACAATACATCAGCAGTATTTGGTGCAACAACATTAAATGGTCCATATTATGAAGGATAACGATGCCAAATAACAACATAATATTAACCAATCCTACCGTAGCAGCATTATCGCAGTTTGTTACACCATATAATATTTTAACTGAAACTGAAACTGTAATTTACAACCCAACATTAGGGCAAATCAATCCAAATCAACCATTTAATATTTTAACTGAAACTGAAACTGTAATTACTAACCCAACATTAGGACAAGTCAATTCAAATCAGCCATTTGATATTGCTACAAACCAAGAATTTAAAATAGCAATTCAATTACTAGGATTTCAAAATCCTACGGATTATGCACTAGGTCAATTTGTTACCCCATTTGATATTTTAACTGAAACTGAAACTGTAATTACTAATCCTACGATAGGTCAAATACCAACACCAAGTTTGCCGCTATCACTTTTTCCGTTTGAATTAGAAACAGATACACCAAATCCAAATCCAACATTAGGGCAAATCAATCCAAATCAGCCATTCGATATTGCAACTACGCAAGAAAATACAATATTAAATCCTACAGTAAACCAACTTAATACAACACAGCCATTTGATATTGCAACTACGCAAGAATCAAAAATAACTAATAATCCAGCATTTAATCCAACACAAGATTCAACTGGTAAAAGTTTAATCAATAAATCAGCTACATTTGATATAACAGGATCAGCAACTGAAACTAAATTAATACAAAATGCAAAATTGTTAATTGGATTAAATAACAATACAAATATAACACCTAATACTGCTACTAATCAAGCAATCGGAACTGGAATTAGTATAGGTGCATCGTTTACCGGAGTACCTCAAATAGCCCAAATTGGAAATTCATTTTTAGATCAAGCTGACGGAGTAAAGCCGGCAGCATATGTTACATTACCTTTCAATCGATTAAAAAGATTTCCTGGAGTAAAAGCAGCAGACTTTCGTAGTAGATTTTCATTTCCAGGAAATAATTTTAGTCAACAAAAATCAGCGGATGATGCAAATAAACAAGCTGCTGATGACTTAGGACAAACAGAAAATTATTTTAATACACCAAATCAAACAGTAGCCTATTTAACAAAACGTCGTTTAGATGGTACTAGTGCATTAACACATGGTTCATGGAAAGCGGGTGCCTATCTTGCAGCATCAATAAGTCCTGCGGGTGCATATAGCGTATTTAATTTAGATGGAATGGGACTTACCGGATATGGTTGGGGAGATCATGATAATCCATATGCATATCGAGCAGATTTTACGCAAACAAGTCATGTTGCAACAAAATGGAGTTCAACAGATAAAGAGTTTTTAGCAACTAGAAATCCTTTATCATTAGCAACTCCATTTCGTGGTGATAAAGTTAATGTTGTAGATTTTAAATCAAGCCCTCTTCGTTTTGCATACGATTGGAAACCAAAATTTTTTAAAGATGATTCGTGGCTTACGCAACAATTAAATAAATTAGGAGTTACACAAGATTTTATAAAATTTTATTTTACTGGTCCTTCGTTATTTAACGGAAACCCTGATTCAAAAACCGATAAAGATAATATAATTGTATTTCGCGCAGCAATTACAAATCTAGACGATTCATTTTCAGCCAATTGGACTCCAATTAATATGATTGGACGAGCCGATCCTAATTATCATTATACCGGATATAGTCGAGATTTAAGTATAAGTTTTGATGTATATGCAACAGATCGAGATGAAGTTAAACCTATATACAGAAAACTAAATGCATTGGCCGGATATACCGCTCCAACATATGATGCTAGTTCATATATAATGATAGCACCATGGATGCGATTAACGGTTGGAGATTTATTTGTACAACAACCTGCAGTATTAACATCATTGGGATATACATATGCAGTAGATGCTCCATGGGAAATTAACATAGAAGATGATCCGCACATGATGCAAGTTCCTTTAAAAATTGGAGTTACTTGTCAATTTAATCTAGTAATGGATTATTTACCTGAACAAAATGGAAGATTCTTCACATTAGCTAAAGAATTTGATAAACAAGCTCGTCCTCAACAAGGAAATAATAATTGGTTAAGTGACTTTAAAGGAAATGTTCCAGAAGTAGAAAAAATTGCAATCGGCGGAGATCCAAATACACCTGGCGGATATTCGCCTCAAAATGTAGATTCAGACCCCCCAATTGGAGAATAAACCATGAGTAGATATACAACATCTCGAATATTAATTGATGATAATGCAAAACGTTATTTGTCAACAACCATACTACCAAAAATACCAATATCAAAAAACGATGTATACATACAAATAACATCTCCCGATCGTTTAGATAGAATTGCATTATCATATTATAACGATTCTACGTTATGGTATATTATAGCAGCTGCAAACAATATTGGCAAAGGATCTTGGATGGTAGGTACTGGTGTTATTTTAAGAATTCCATCTCAAAGCGATATACAACAATTAATTAATTCTATAAATGTTACCAGATGAATATATTTTATGACAATGTTGATATAAATTTACAAACCGAATTAAACGCTCGCGGGCGATCTGGATTTGCTGACAGAACTAATAATGCATTAAATTTTATGTTAGGCAAAATTGCTAATGTAAAAATTACTGCATACGAAGGTACCGGATCTGCATCAAAACCAATATCTTCAACTCAATTCGGAGTACTTGGAGGAAACATACCTAGATCTTCACAATATTTACCCAGCGGCGATCAAGGATTTTTATCCAATAGAATTATAACCTCATCTAGAGTAGATTTCTACGGAAATCCAGGAACTGAAAACGATTTAGCAGCAGCGCGACAAGCTAATTTAAATCCGCAAATAGGAGAAGCATATGATAAAACAATTACAACAACAGATCGATCTAGAAGAATTGGTCCTTATATAACCAACGTAGATGTTCAAATTGGCGATCATTCTATGGGATTGTTAAATAAAGCTACAGTACAATTTTCAGTGCCAAACCCATCTCAAGATTTAGATGCAGTAGAAAATACATGGTTTCGTCCAGGAAGATTTATTCAAATTGAAATTGCATATCCAAATTCATCAATTGTTTCAAAAGATGCACAAGGTCGAGAATTATTATTGTCTGAAGACGTTTTGCCAAATGAAGAAAAATTAAAAGAATTATATCCAGATATTGGTCAAAAATTACAAAATTTAAAACAAAATATCCGGAGAATGAATGTATTTACATTTGAAGGTTTAATTACATCATTTGATTTTTCATATGGAGAAGATGTTTCAGTTGAAGCAAATTTATCTGTAACTGGTACTAGCAATGTATATGCTGATATATCAATGTATTTACCAGGTGCTGGCAGTAAAACCAACGAAACAAAAAATACAACTCCGGTTGATCCAAATTTTGGACAAAATGCAACAACAACTTCCGTAAAGGATCCGGCAACGGGTAAAACTATCACTACGGTAACAACCGGTAGTGATGAATTTTACAAAACATTATATGATAGAGTTGATGAATTAATAACTCAATATATAAAACAAAATAACATCCAAGCTAAACCAGAAGAAGTAAAAATTTTAACAAAATTTACAACAACAAATAACCCAAACGCAGCAGCAACAGATCAATTTATTTTAGCAGGCCCGTTATACAATACATATGAACAATATTTAACAATACCAAACCTAAAAGCACCATATACTCCTCCTGATCGGATACAATTAAAATCGCAGCCAGCATCATATGAACGATATATTACATTGGGTGCATTGCTAGAGTTTATAAATCAAACTGCCATAGACAAATATTCTACGGGAACTAATCAAACTTTTAAGGCTATTGTACATAATGATACTCAATGTTTTAGTAATTATTATCCAGAGCTTACTTCATGCGTACCTAATGAAGTTATATTATTACCATCCAATCCAACTCAAAAAAATGATATGAATTGGCACGGCAACTTAGGATATTTTCAAGATATCGTCCAAGCCACAAAAAATACAGGTGCAAAAAATGCAGAATGGCCAGGAGTTCATGGTACTTTAAATGATGCTAGTACATCAACTGACGATAAAGTTATATTTACATCTAGAATTTTTATTAATTTAAAAGAAATACAAACAATTACATCTACATTAAGCAATTCAAATAGAAAAACATATACAGTATCTAAATTTTTATCATCTATTTCTAGTTATATATCTTATGCAACAGGCGATGCAATTAATTTAAAACTTGTATCTACAAAAGCAGATCCTACAATATTAATTTTTATCGATACAAATTACTTAAAATCACAACAAATAATTGATAAAAATTCAAATTCAAAAGCACCAACAAAAGTAGAACCATATTCGATACCAATGTTTTCAAATCATAAATTTGGATCTGTAGTTCGAAATTTTAGATTTCAAGCTCAACTACCAGATAATGTAAAAAACTTATCATATGTTTTAAATTCAGGCGACAAAATTAGTACCAATCAGATTGCACCATATATTAATTATATGTATAATTCAAATGATGCTGCAGCTGTAAATGCAGGAATTAAATTATATCAAACTCGACATTATGAAATTATAGCTAATTTAATTAATGTAAAACTTGATAATGGGTCATGGCCAAATCAAAAAGAAAACATAACAAAATTGTACAAAGCTTTGGCTGATTATATTAAAATACCAACCCCATCAATATCAAAATCGCAACAAATAACAGCACCAATTTTTCCATTTACTGTAGAATTTACGATTGATGGAATTAACGGTTTTCGATATGGCGATGTTTTAACATTTGAGGCATTACCAAAAAAATATCGCATAAATACGGTATTTAGCATTATAGGAGTATCTCATACGGTATCTTCAGATGGTCAATGGACCACTAACGTTAAATGTATAATGAGACCTAGTATTCCATAATTATGAGTAGATTTAAAACATATTATCCAGCTGATGAAATATCAATCAATTTGTTTACAACTGGTTCTGAATGGATGACAGAGCAGTCAATTGAATATATTGGACAATATCATACATATACAACTGGAGAAGTATATTCTGAATCATCATATGATCCCAAACTTTCTATTAGATTAATACCATATATTTCATCAGAAGATGCCAACAGTACAAACATTATATATAGAACATTAAAACCCAATGTTCAAGTTACATATCAAACTCCGGAAATTACGGTTATATCGCCTACAACAAATGATTATAAATTAGGATTCTTTCGTAGATATTTTTTAAAAAAATACAACGAAAATCTTATTTTAGAAGTTGATTCTAAACAATTTAATTTATGGAAATCAAATGACATTGATAGAAATTTATACAATGGTGTTGAAATGTTATGGTTTATTTCTGGTCCAATTGAAGACACGTACGAAAAACAAATAAAAATTGTAGGAGTATATTCAAAAAATCAAAAGCAATTATCAGTAGCAAATCAACAAATTCCAGAACTTGCAACAAAATTAAATAATTTAATTGAGTTTTATTCAGATACTGATTATTTAGTTCCAGTAGACATCAACGGCTTGGATTCTTAAGATTTTTTTCTTATTATTCATATATGATTGTGGATACTATAGAAGATGCACGCGCCGCATTGAAGTTCGTTCAAGGTCGCAAAACTTTGCTAGTTCCTGTATTTTGTAGTCCCACAAAACATGTTGCAGTAAACGCATTATGTGCTGTATATGTTTATACTGAAGATGACATAGAACGAATAATTCCATTACGTCATTCCGAACAACTAAGGGGCTTTAACGAACTTGTCCCGGAGTTTTTGGCATTAGAGAATATCTTTGTTCATGACAAGAAGCAATGGTTACAAACGGGAGGAAATGGGTCTGTATGGGATGTTAAGACATTGTGGTGGTATACATATTCAGAAGCATACGATGAATCGCATTATCCAACGGCAGCACATCGTTTTTATTGGCGACGACACACAAATTTGCCAGCAGTTAATAGTATCATTCCATTGCAGCAACATTTAGCAATGTGTCAAAAGATTCGTCATTATGCTTGGCCAATGTGTGTTAATGCAGAATTAACGGAATCATATTTGCAGTTTAACGCAACCTATCCGCAAGTATTTGCACGTATTGAATCTGCAGGGTTAGCAGTTACCGACGATTTTCGTATGCCAGAATTGATTCACAATCAACGAGTATATTCGCAATATAATTATCATACCGTAACGGGTCGACCTAGTAATGCATTTGGTGGATTCAATTTTGCTGCAATGAACAAAGAAGATGGTACTCGAGCAGCATTTTGTAGTCGATTTGAACGAGGTGCTTTGGTTGAAATGGACTTTGATTCATATCATGTTAGATTGATTGCAACGGCTATTGGATATGAATTGCCCGCATCTTCTATACATGATTATTTAGGTAGATTTTATTTCGATACGGATACATTAACAGAAGAACAACGGGCAGAAAGCAAAGCCATAACGTTTCGTTTGTTATATGGTGGCATTGATTCTGAATTTTTATCAATACCATTTTTTCGCAAAGTAAATGATTTTGTGTATGCATTATGGGATAAATGGAAACGCAACGGATGCATTTATACGCCCATAACAAAACGTAGTATATGCAAAGATGCAGTGCAAAACATGACAGCATTTAAATTGTTTAACTACTATTTACAGGCCATTGAAACCGAAGTATCCGTACGCAAATTGCAACAAATACAAGCGTTGTTACAAGATACAGAAAGTTGCATAGTGTTATATACATATGACAGTATTTTGATAGATTTGGAATTATCAGAAATACAAATTATACCAAAATTGCAATATTTATTAGAAAAAGGTGGATTTCCTATAAAAATGAAATATGGTATTACATACCATAATATTCAAGAGATAAAAAAATGATCGGAATTTATAAAATCATATCGCCATCTAATAAAATTTATATAGGACAGTCAATTAATATTGAAAAACGATGGACTTCATATAAACGAAATAATAATTTTAAATTTCAAACAAGATTAAAAAAATCAATTGATAAATATGGTATAGATCAGCATCAATTTATTATTTTAGAAGAATGTGATATTAATCAATTAAATAATCGAGAACGATATTATCAAGATTTATATAATGTTTTAGGACCAAATGGATTAAATTGTAGATTAACTACATCAGAATCTAAATCTGGAAAAAATTCTATAGAATCTAATATTAAACGCAGTTTAACGCAAAAAGGAAAACCAAAAGGGCCTAGACCAGATGTAGCATTACGTAATAAAATTATACATTCTGGAAAAATTATATCTGAACAACATAAGGAAGTTTTAAGAAATCGAAAAGGTACATGGACTCATTCTGCAGAATCTATAGAAAAAATACGAAATAAAAATAAAAGACCTAAATCAGAACTAGAAAAATTAAATATGTCAAATGCTTGGCTATTTAAAAAACATGTTATATGTCCACATTGTAAAAAATCTAGCAAAAATACAGCAAATATGTATAGATGGCATTTTGATAATTGTAAAAAAATAAGTAAATAAAGTACATTATATTTATAATAAAAATGAAAACTATCTCATTATGACTATAGATTCAATATTAACAGAATGGAGTTATAGATTACCAAAAGGATATCCAACGCAATCTCGAGATTACAAGATGTTGTATGATATCATTTTAGAAATGACAGACCTTTCACCACTTGAAGCGCAACGTGTTGTTAATCGAGCTCAAGGATTACATGAAGACGTAATTACAGAACAAACACAGATTACTGATGCAGCTTCTTTTGAACAATATATCATACAAAATTTTGCAGTAGACAAACAACAATTCATTGGTTTAAAAGGAATGTATAATGAGATTATGAATCATCCAGAGTCAGCTCAGCTCATACAACTCATTACAAGTCCACCCCAAATGCGTTTAGCCACCGGCGCGGTTCCTATTCGTGGCATATATGGCGAATTATATAACATTATTGAAAGCACAATTAAAATTCCAAACGGAGATTTTTCAGAACTTTGGTTTGCAATTGCATACGGTGGCCAGGTAAAAGGTGCAGTTGCTGGCAATACTGGTATTGAAGCTGACATCGAAGTAGGTACCGATACAGTATCTCTTAAAAACTATGAAAAAACTACATTTGATTTTGGTTCATTACCAACCGAAGGCGTACAATTGTTGAATAGTTTTTTAGAAATGGCAAAACTATTAACTGGTCAAGATATTAGCAAATCAAAAGGTCGAGAACAAATTAATTCGGTTTTGGTTTTTTTAGATACAGAAAAAACCGAAACAGATATTCGTCGTATTATTAAATTAGGCGACGACTCAGATATTCCAATGTTACAAAACATAAGCAAAAAATTACAATCATTCTATCATTTGGATGATAATTTAGATACTATGATTCATGCATTTTGTAATATTGTAGATAAAATGGTTACACATAAAATTGAATCTGTAGGTTGGTGGGGTATGATTATCAAATCTAACAAAACTTTATTTTTGGAATCATCTGCAGAATTATTACCACTCTTGATGTGCCGAAATGATCGATTATCGCCAGCAATCGCAAATTTTCACCAAAATAAATTATTTGTATTAGGTAGCCAATTAAACACTAAAGTAACAAAAAACCGCAGGATTGATGAAGAATGAAAACACAATTACTTTGCACATTTGCACATAAGTCAGATTTAAACATAGTATCAGATTACATACAACAAAGCTATACCATACCAGAACACAGAATCTTTGTATTTGCTAACGCAGAAGCCGCAGACAATTTGTATTGCACATACAATGCAGATGCTGGAACACAACGGGGACAGAATACAATTAGCATTCACCGCAAAAAAGAAACCAATACTTTATATACGGTCAATGCACTTAATGAAGTTATTCGAGTTGTTAATAACGGCGTATTAGACAAAACATATCGATTGGATTGGACCAAATATCAAAATTCTTTTATTCTAACAGATGATGCAGGATACCGGGTAATTGATTTGATCTTTTTCAAGAAAATTACATGGAATTGATATTTATATTATATAGGACAATAAAATGATAAAATTAAAAAATATTTTAGTTGAACAGGCTTCAGCCACTACGGATCGTGATGAAAATTTGAATCAAGCAATGGCCAGGTTATTTAACTCGGTGATTCCACAAATAAACGGAAGCTTCATTAGTCAAAAGATCGGATCCGAATACGAAACTTTTAAAATTACAGGTTTATATTTTGATAATGCTAGCAGAGACAAAAACAGCATTAAAATGCCAGGTACCTACGGATACAGTAGATTTGAAGCTACTTTAGTTCATGATAACGGGTTACTTTCTGTAACGTTTGGTAATATAAAAAATAACGGTTACTATTTAGATAAAATTAATTTCATATCATATACATACAAAGACAAACAAGGCAAAGAACAAACTTTTTCTCAAAGCGGTGATGAAATTTCCGCTGGCACTAGATTGTACAAAACGTTGATGCCTACCGCCGGCAAACCTAACAGTGGTCTTACATTTATGTCGTATTTAAAACCGTGGTCTTTGTTTGACGCTATTACTAAAAAATTAAACACACTCCCAAACTCAAAATGGACAGTTACGAAAGGAAAAAAATGGAACATATGTTCATGGCGCCAAATCCGCAAATATCCCAAAACAAAGTTAGACCCAGAATATTGGACGCAATTTGATATTGAAATTGATCCTTCTTTTTTCTTCCGAAAAACAGGCAAGATTGCAGCTGGGAAAATGAGAGGCTCGTTTCTAGAACCGGTAGTAGATGTATGTATTAGTGGCAAAGGTGATTGTACCATACTAATGGCAAAATTACAGACTAATAAAAACGAAGAAGCTGTAGTACAGGATGTATACAACAATATTTCTACATACTGGAATGCTGTACAAGACGATAACAAAAAAATTACATTTCGGAAAAATTAAATTTTAATATTAATAGAATATAATTATGAAAAATCTAAAAAACATCTTAGCTGAAAATATGCGTAGATTTGGTACTAAAAATTTATCTGAAACAAATTTAACAAATAAATTAGATTCTAATAACGTTCAACTTGTCATTAACGGTGCAGAATATGATAAAAATATTGGCGGATATTCGTATGTAACATATCAAGGCGGCGGCGTAGCTGATAAAAGCGATTTCCAAGATCTGATAAACGACATCAAACAAGAAATTGAAAGTGAAAACGATCCAACGGGTGCATATGACCAAACACGTTTAGTATCTGATATTGAATTTGATTGTGAATTAAAAGTAGGATCTGATACTATTGATTTTACTGTTTCATTCGATGAAGATGGCGATATTCAAAATGTAGAAATACAAGATGAACTTGTTGCAAAAAAACACGGAATAAATGATCAAGTACTTTCTGATTATCTATTCTAAAAAATTTAACAATTAACTTTGAATTAACGACATAACTAATTAAATTATAATTAATTAACTAAGGATACTAATTAAATGAATTATGAACAAATTTATACACAATTAATTGACCGAGCTCGAACAAGAACATTGCAAGGTTACAAAGAAAGACATCACATCATACCACGTTGTATAGGCGGGAACAATGATGCATCAAATTTAGTCGACTTAACAGCTCGAGAACATTTCATAGCACATAAACTTCTTTGTGAAATATATCCTAATGATCATAAATTATTATATGCGTTATGGTTAATGTCTAACAAGACACAAAGTAATACGCAACAACGCAATTATACGGTTAGTAGTCGAGAATACGAGCATATTAAACTATTAATTAGTGAAGCAAGAAAATCATTCACTCATTCTGATGAAACTAAACTTAAAATTGGTCAATCAAGTAAAGGCCGAGAAGCTTGGAATAAAGGTAAGCAACATACTAACGAAACTAAAAAAAAGTTAAGTGCAGCTTGGACAAAAGATCGACGACTACAAAAGAGCGAATCTCAAATGAGTAAACCGTTATCTAATGAGATAAAGAAAAAACTAAGCGATGCAAAAAAAGGTGAAAAAAACCATAATTATGGTAAACCTAAAACTGACGAAATAAAACAAAAAATTAGCAATACGTTACTAGGTCGTAAAACTGGGCCACAATCTAACGAACATAAACGAAAGCGTCTCGAATCATTTAAACAAACGATGAATTTAAAAAAAAAACAAATTATAAACTTGGATTTAACCGGTAAATCAATTATATTATTATTAATTATTTTTTATTAACAACTTAACAAAAAGGAAATTTATGTTAAACTTAGATGCTATCAAAGCAAAACTTAATCAATTAAACAAAGCCGATGACAAAAAACAGAATCTTTGGAAACCCGAAGCAGGAAAAACGAGGGTGCGCATTGTACCTTACGTTCATCGCAAAGAAAATCCGTTTTTAGAATTGTATTTTCATTATGACATCGGAAAGAAATCCATGTTATCGCCGATCACATTTGGCAATGCAGATCCAATCGTAGAATTTGCAGATAAGCTTAAAAAAACCGGAGATAAAGAAGATTGGCTAATGGGTCGTAAGATTGAACCTAAAATGCGTACCTATGTTCCCGTAATTATTCGCGGTAAGGAATCTGAAGGTGTTAAGTTTTGGGGATTTGGTAAAACAATCTACACAGAATTGCTTTCAATTATCTCTGATCCAGATTATGGTGACATTACGGATTTGATGAATGGTCGTGATATTGATGTAGAGTTTACGCCAGCAGAAGGCGGAGCTTATCCAAAGACTGCAATTCGTGTTAAGCCTAATACACAACCTGCAACCGAAGACAAAGACATTGCACAAAAAATCATGAATCAACCTACGATTACTGATTTATTTCCAGAACCATCTTATGAAGAATTAGAAAAAGCATTAGCAGAATGGATGAATCCAGAAAATGCAGATTCAGATGTTGATTCAGATGATGAAGACGAAGCTCCAGCTCCAGCAAAAGCTGCTAAGCCGGCTGCAACTAAAAAAGTTGATGATGTTGCTTCTGCATTTGATGATTTATTCAACAACTAACAGTGAGGTTATAAAATGGCAAAGAGTAAAAGTAAACTGGAAATAGAAGATGCTCTAGCATCAACATTGGCAGAAAGTATCAACAAGCAATTTAAAGGTCAAGCACTCAAAACTGCATTCTTTTTAGATGGCGATGAAGATGCTCCAAGCAATGTAACAGAATGGGTATCATCTGGTTGCTCGATGCTCGATTTAGCAATTTCAAATCGCGCCCATGGAGGTTTTCCCGTTGGGCGCATCACTGAAATTACCGGATTGGAAGCATCTGGTAAATCGTTGTTAGCTGCACACACATTAGCAGAAACACAAAAGAAAGGCGGATTAGCAGTATATATTGATACAGAAGCTGCAGTAAGTTCTGAATTTTTAACAGCAATTGGCGTTGATTTGAAAACAATGCTTTATGTTCCTTTAGAGACAATTGAAGAAATTTTTGAAACAATTGAAACTATTGTTGAAGGAGTACGTAAATCAGACAAAAATCGTTTAGTTACGATTGTAGTGGATTCAATCATGGGTGCATCTACAAAAATTGAAATGTCAGCTGAGTATGATAAGGATGGTTATGCAACAAGCAAATCCATTATATTATCAAAGGCAATGCGAAAAGTTACCAATTGGATTGCACGAGAACGTATTTGTCTTATATTTACCAATCAATTACGTACCAAAATGGGCGTATCATTTGGTGATCAATGGACAACTGCAGGCGGTAAAGCAATTCCATTTCATGCTTCGGTTAGATTGCGTTTGAAAAATACCGGAATGATCAAAGCCAAAGTAAGTGGTGTTGAACAAGTTGTGGGTAGCAAAACAAATGTACAAGTAGTAAAAAACAGGATGGGTCCTCCACATCGCAAAGTTGATTATGAAATCTATTATGATTCAGGAATTGACAATTATGGTGGTTGGTTGAACATCATGAAGAATTTTGATATCGTTAAGCAATCCGGGGCATGGTATACGTTAGAAGACGTAGATATCGAAACTGGTGAAACTCATGGCGAGCTCAAATTTCAAAGCAAAGATTTTGTGGAAAAGGTTATTAATAACTCAGAAGCAAAAGAAAGGTTATATCAAAGAATATGCGATGCTTATATCTTCAAATATCAAGCCGGTGTTGATGGTGGTATTGATGACGTAATTGTCGTAGATGAAGTTTATGATGAAGAATAAGTATCAGCAATTATTCAAAGAGTTACAACAAGAAAAGAGTTCTGCTCCGTCAAGCGTCAATGATCATCTCATGGTGTTTGACGGACTGAACACTTTTATTAGAAGCTTCGGCGCAACTCCCGCATACAATGAAGATGGCAATCACATCGGCGGCATTACTGGATTTTTATATTCAGTAGGTAAAAGCATACGAGATTTTAAACCAACTCGATGCATTATCGTTTTCGATGGTCGCGGGGGTTCTGCACGAAGAAAACGTATTTACGGTGATTACAAAGCAAACAGAGCAAATAAAACCAAATTGCGTCGTCATGATCATCATGAATCTACTTTGGAGCAAGAACAAGAATCAATGCGGCATCAATTTAGTCGTTTGATTTCTTATCTAGACAATTTGCCTGTTACATTTATTTCAATGGATGGAATTGAGGCAGATGATACCATTGCGTACGTTGCACAAATGTATGAAACGGAATGCAAAAAGATTACCATTGTATCTACAGATAGAGACTTTTATCAATTAGTAGATGATCGCATTCAAGTATGGTCTCCTATTAAAAAGAAAATGTATAATGTAGACACCGTGCAAGAAGAATTTGGAGTGCATCCTGCTAACATGGTTATTTATAGATCATTTACGGGCGATGCTTCAGACAACATTCCAGGTGTTAATGGAATAGGTCCAAAAACTATATTGAAATTGATTCCAGAATTAGCAGCTGCAGTACCATATTCGACACAGCAATTGTTTGACAAAAGCACGGCATTGCTTAAAGAATCTAAATCATATCAAAAAATTCTTGATAATAGTCAAATCATTGAACAAAATTATCAATTAATGAATATCAAATTGCTTGATATACCAGCACAGACTGCAACACGTATTCGTGGTATTATGGAACAACCTATACCTGAATTAAATCGTGCTGAGTTTCAAAGATTATTTTATGAAGATAAGATGTGGGCTATCATGAAAAATTTGCCAGATTGGTTGAACAATACTTGGTTGTCTTTAAATGCATTTGCAAAACAAACACACAAATAATTTGATTTTAACAACGTTTTTTATATAATGGTTATATGACCGACAAACTTTCCGAATATGGTTTTGGCTTTCAAGTCAAAGTTATAGCCGCATTATTTACAGACCGAATATTTTTACAACAAATTGCAGATATCATTCAACCTGATTATTTTGAATCAGATGCAAACAGTTGGTTGTTAGAAATTGTATTGGAACATTTTAGGCAGTACAAAGCTCCGCCATCTAAAGATGTACTTAAAGTCAAAATAACCGAAATTGAAAATGACATCTTAAAAACTGCAGTATTAGAACAATTGAAAGAAGTATTCCGTTATATGGAATCTGATGACCTTTCTTTTGTAAAAGATGAAATTCTTAAATTTTGCAAGAATCAAGAAATCAAACGGGCCATTATGGATTCGGTATCGTTACTCAAAATGGGTAACTATGATGCAATTAAAACCAAAATGGATAGTGCTATGAAAGCTGGTGCTGATACTGACATTGGATTAGATTACGTTAATAATGTAGCTGCACGATACAATGAAGCTGCTCGACATACAATCACAACGGGTTGGGATGTTATTGACGATTTAATGGATGGCGGATTGGCTCCTGGTGAGTTAGGAGTAGTGATGGCTCCTGCAGGTATTGGTAAATCTTGGATGCTTATCAACATCGGTGCTAATGCAGTTAGAGCAGGAAAAACAGTTATTCATTATACATTAGAGCTCAATGAGAACTATGTAGGACAGCGATATGACTCGGTTTTAACTGGTATAAACGCACAAACACTTAAGCATCATCAAGAAACTGTGGAAGAAAAGATGCAGTCTCTAACGGGAGATTTGATTGTTAAATACTACCCTACAAAGTCGGTAGGAGTAATGGCACTTAAAGCACATATTGAAAAAACAATGATGCAAGGCAAAACACCTGATTTGATTATTGTAGATTACGGTGACTTGCTCAAAGTAAATACTAAAAAAGATAAGCACGAAGCATTGGAAGATTTATATGAAGAATTGCGAGGTATGGCAGGAGAATATAAAATTCCAGTATGGACAGCATCGCAGGCAGGTCGTAGTGCATTAGAAGAAGATGTAATTGAAGCAGACAAAATTGCATCATCATATGGAAAAGTAATGGTTGCTGATTTTTTAATGTCACTGTCTAGAAAAGTAGAAGATAAATTATCAGGAACTGGTAGAGGACATGTTATTAAGAACAGATTTGGACCAGATGGTATTACGCTACCAAGTAAGATCAATACAAATAATGGTCAATTTCAATTCTTTGAACCACAAACAACTCAAGGCAAACAAACTACGCAGATCATGAAAACGGGCGAGAATTTAGTTAAGAAAAATTTAGCACAAAAGTTTAAAGATCTCGGAGGAACTTTGGGATAAAATGATATTTATATGAAAGAAAGTAGGAAGGAGTTTTCCTTCCTTTTTTCATCTAAAAAATTTAAGTTAATAAAACATCTAAGGAGATTACAACAATGGAGATTTCAAATCAAATTTTAAGTGAAATTACGGTATATATGAAATATGCCAAATATCTTCCCGAGCTTAACCGCAGAGAAACATGGGAAGAACTAGTTACAAGAAACAAAGAAATGCACATCAAAAAATACCCCAAATTAAGGGAAGAAATTGAATCTGCATATCAATTTGTATATAATAAAAAAGTATTACCTTCAATGCGTAGTTTACAATTTGGAGGCAAACCAATTGAAATCTCTCCAAATCGAATTTATAATTGTGCATATCTTCCTATAGATGATTATCGTGCTTTTGCTGAAGCAATGTTTTTATTGCTAGGCGGGACAGGCGTTGGTTATTCTGTGCAAAAACATCATGTTGAAGCATTACCAGAAATTCGTAAACCAAACACAAAACGTACTCGAAGATATTTGATTGCAGATTCAATTGAAGGATGGGCTGATGCAGTAAAAGTTCTAGTTAAATCTTATTTCGAAGGCGGAACATCGTATTCATTTGATTTTTCAGACATTAGAGCTAAAGGTGCTAGATTGGTTACATCGGGAGGAAAAGCTCCAGGACCACAGCCTTTAAAAGAATGTTTGATTAAATTGCAAGGTATTTTAGATGCTAAAGAAGATGGCGATAAACTTTCTCCAATTGAAGTACATGATATGGTATGTCACGTTGCAGATGCAGTATTAGCAGGTGGAATTCGTAGAGCAGCACTTATATCTTTATTTAGTGCAGACGATGAAGAAATGATTGCATGTAAATCAGGTGCATGGTGGGAAACAAATCCACAACGAGGTCGAGCAAATAATTCTGCAGTATTGATTCGTCACAAAGTTACCAAAGAATTTTTCATGGATTTATGGAAACGAGTTGAATTATCAAATGCTGGTGAGCCTGGAATCTATTTAAGTAATGACAAAGATTGGGGAACTAACCCATGCTGCGAAATTGCACTTCGACCATTTCAATTTTGTAACCTATGTGAAGTAAATGCATCAGACGTTGAGTCGCAAGACGATTTAATGGCACGAGTACGTGCTGCAGCATTTATTGGAACACTCCAAGCAGGATATACGGATTTTCATTATCTTCGTCCTATATGGAAACGCACAACTGAGAAAGATGCACTTATTGGTGTTTCAATGACAGGTATTGGATCTGGCACGGTATTAGGATATGATATGAAAGCAGCGGCAAAGGCAGTTAAAGAAGAAAATCAACGTGTTGCAGAATTGATTGATATTAATCGTTCAGCTCGTACCACAACGGTTAAGCCTGCAGGAACAACATCTTTAGCATTAGGAACATCATCGGGTATTCATGCATGGCACAATGATTATTATGTAAGAAGAATCCGAGTTGGAAAGAATGAAGCAATTTACACATATTTGGCAATTAATCACCCAGAGCTTGTAGAAGATGAGTACTTTCGTCCACACGATACTGCGGTTATTTCAATTCCACAAAAGGCACCCGAAGGAGCAATTCTTCGTACGGAATCTCCATTTGCATTGCTAGATCGAATCAAAAAAGTACATTTAGAATGGGTTAAACCAGGACATAGATCAGGAAACAATACTCACAATGTATCAGCAACGGTTTCGTTGAAAGCTGATGAATGGGAATTGGCAGGAGAATGGATGTGGGAAAACAGAGACCATTATAATGGGTTATCGGTATTGCCATATTCAGATCATACATATATGCAAAGTCCATTTGAAGATTGTACTAAAGAAGAATACGAACAATTATTTCAAAGTTTATCAAATGTAGATTTATCGCAAGTTATTGAATTAGATGATAATACGAATTTATCTGGAGAGTTGGCCTGCGCGGGTGGCAATTGCACTATTATTTAATTTCACAGGCTCCTTATATTTATTTATATAAGGAGCTTTTATGATTATTTATAAAACAACTAATTTGATTAACGGAAAAATTTA